TTCCACCTGCAAATAAAATAATACCTTTATTATCAAGGGAAGCTGAACCAATGTCATAACTAGCAAAGGGAAGACCAAGCACAGTCCAAGAATTCGTGTTAACATTATAAATATCAATTTTATCATAAGCAGTGAATACTTCTGAACCTACGCTTCCAGTGTAATAATAGCCACCAGCAAACATTCCAATTCCAGCAGTGGAAAGGGAAGCACTAGCAATATTTTATCTCGCTTGAGAAAGTGGTTGGACATTTATACTTGCACAATAAGCACAAGTAAAAAATATTGTGAGAAAAAATTTTTTCATTTTCATAATATTTTTACATAATATGAAATATTTAGAGCAACGCGTATTTTAAATGCCGAGTATATTGGCAAGAACATACGAGCGCTTCTTTCGTTAAGAAAGATAAACTAAATTCTACATAATGGGTTTTCTATATTCTTACACAAAGGTAGATAAAAATACTCCCATCTAATGTTATTTCTCTTACTACCTTTGAGAAACAACTATTTATGATCTATAAAAAGTAAAGCATTCGCTGTCCTCACATTAGAGTAATTACCTTTATTGTTTATGAAGGAAAATCATTTCATTTCCTTAATTAATTATGTTGCTTTGTCTTTAAGTATTTTTATAATAAATTAAAAAAACGGCATTTAAAATACGCACTGCTCTAAATCAATTTTTTGTCAAAAACTTACGCATGTTTTCTGACAATAATCATCCTGACATTTTGCTTTTGCTTGCCAACTTAATTTACCATAATGTTGGGTGCAGGAAGATGGGGCATATGATACCCAAATTGGTGTATAACCGTTCATTCTACATCTCCATTTTTTACAAACAGGAGGCGGTGTTGGTGTAAAAGAAGATGGGGGGGATTTAATCAAAATAGGGGATGATGGAGGTTTGGCAACTGGTTTTGATGAGATCATTCGGGAATAAATGATATCCTCATTTTCTCCAGCATCATAACCAAAATCTTCCCCTAACATATCATCACTATCCTCAAAATCAGAAACTTCATAATCAGCCTCTGGCTCCATAAAATCATTCGCTGCAACTGCTGCAAAAAAGAGAAAAGAGATAAGAACAATTGGCTTTATACTCTTCATTTTATATTATATAAAAAGAAATTTTTTTTAATCTAAAATATTTTATAAAAATTATGTCAACAAATAATATTCTCCATTCTCAACTCTGCAAAGTGGACATTTATTATTCCTTCTTAACCAATACAACAGCATCTCTTTGCCAAAAATATTTCGACAATTGCTACAACCTAATTTTTCACCATCACCGAAGGCTTCTCCACCAATTGGACAATTAGTTGATTCAATAAAAACCATTCCATCAGGCGGATGCGAAAATACCAATTCAAGTTGAATAGTAAAATCTCTTAAATAATCCAAAATCTCTTTATACTCATAATTCTCAGCAATATGCAATAATTCCCGAATTCTTGTATTCACATCTCCACCATTTTCCACTAAAAATTTCACTACATCCAAATGATCATAAGAAACTGCCGCCAAAATAGCAGCATCATTGTCTGCACGTATATCTGCACCAATTTGCATTAGAAATCTTATTACATCTATTAGTCCAGCCTCTGCCGCGACTACTACTGCAAAACTATTATTAAACAAGAAGTCGGCACCGCGGTCTATAAGATATTGTATCATTTGAATACTTCCGGATTGAATTGCAACAATTAACATTTTGTGATTATTTGAATTTATATCTACGCCATATGATAATAATAAATCTATTACGACAAAGTTATTTTCACTAACGGCGCAAACAAGGGCTTGAGCAAGACTTCTGAGGCAAAAGGTATAATTTTCAAGAAGGAATTGTACTATTTCATTTCCATGGGCGCACACAGCAATCATTAAAACACAATCACATTTTATGTGAACATCCGCACCAGATTGTGCGAGAAGTTTAAAGATTTCAAATCTATTTCTTCTGGCGGTAATCATTAATGCATTTTCATCATCTTCATGAATATTGTATCCCTTAGAAATAAGTAAAGAAACTTTTGCCAAATCATTTTCATAAATGGCATAAGTCAATTTTGAAACATAACTCATCTTAATATGTATTTCCACTATAATTTATCAAATTAACTATCATTTTTTTACTAGATTTACCCATTACTATTTTTCAAAATATTTAATCTTTTTATCGTTAAGTCAGAAAGTTCAACAATCATTTCCTCTTTCAATTGCTCCTCAGTTAAAAATGGATACATATCCTCAAATGGTAAAGAAATTAATTTATTATTTTCATCAATAAATGTGGACATTTTAGGGTATCTTTCTTGATTTGATACAATAATATTGCATATTATTGGTTTTTTAAAAACATTTGGATTGTTAAAAATATCTTTTATTTGATCGTATGATTCTACGAGCATGTATTCAAAATTATATGTTTTTGCGATATTTTCAAATGATGGAATAGAAATCCCAGTTTTATTATCAATACCAATATATCTTTTAAAAAAATTTCTTTGTGTTATTTCTATTGCACTGTAAATATTATTATTTATTACTAAAATTAAAACAGGTAGCTTGTTATATCTAATAGTCTCTAATTCTTGTATATTAAATTGAAACGAACCTTCACCACAAATACATATTGTATTTTTTTTATTACACAAATAAGCACCAATACTAGCTGGTATTTCCCAACCAAGGTCACCTTGAGAAGCACTTGTCAGGAAATTTATATTTTTTTTTATTTTAAGTGTTTGCCATGTTATATAAAAATTGGTACCTCCATTTGTTAAAATATTGTATTCAGTTTGATCATTTAAATTAGAATTAATTTTTTCAATAACGTGGTATGGATTCATTACATCATCTATCTGTGGTGGTAACTCTTCTTCCCACATTTTTTTCCATTTCAAACATTTTTTTGCCCAATCACTGAAATCTTTTTTTATGTCTAAATTAACTTCAAAAAAATCACTTAAATCATATTCAAATAAATAATCAACATCATAAGGTTTATTTAAATGTTCATTTTTATCAATATCGATAACCAATATTTTTGAATACCTAGAAAATAATTTATACTGATATCCAACGACACTAATTGGTAATCTTGCTCCTAATACAAAAATTAAATCAGCATTTTGGACTGCAAAATTGCCATTTCTTTTACCCATAATTCCAATTTTTCCTGAATATAAATCATTATCAAATGTTATAACATCAGTTCCCAAAAAAGTTGTTACAACTGGTATCCTAGATTTATTAATGAAATTATTGAATAAATGTTTTGTTCCAGATAATTTTATTCCATTCCCTGCAATTATTATTGGCCTTTCAGAATTATTTATAATGGTTTCCATTTGCAGTTTATCTTCGGAGGATATTATAGATTCGGTAATTTTTGGTGAAAATTGATTATTTAAATTAAAATCGGTACATCTTTGAATATCTAAGGGAATTGAAAGTACTGAAGGTCCTTTTCTACCATTATTTATTTCAAAAAAAGCTTTTTGTAGTTCAAAAACAGCTTCATCCGCATTATTTATTTCTTTCGAATATTTTGTAATTGTCCTTGTTAAAGATTCAATGTCAACATCTTGACCACTAAAGTTTCGTCCTTTATAATTTTTATTATAATTTATTGTTTCAATTGAATTTGATTGACCACATATTACCATTATAGGAACACTATCCTGCCAACAATCAACTAAACCAGTGATAGTATTTGTTAAACCACAACCAGAAGTAACACAAACAACTGGAATATCTTTATTTAATTTTGCATATCCAATTGCAGCATAAATCGCACCTTGCTCATGATGATTTACTATAATATTAAAGTTCTTATTTTGAGAAAGGCTATCATGTAATTACATACAATAACCCCCAGTAACTATAAAAGCAGTTTTACATCCTTTTTTGTTTAAAAAATCCCAAAGATATTCAGAATACATAAAATTAATTAAGAAAAAAAAACATATTTTTTTTCTTTTACAAAAAAATGATTTAAAATTATTTAGATTTTTTACAATAAAAAATGCCAAAGAGAATTTATACTATAGAAATAGATGAAGCATTAGATAATGAAGAAATTAGTGAAATTATAGTAATCTCGAATAAAGGTATATCCCATAAGGCGATTTTGTTACCCAATATTAATTCTGGAATAGATGGATCAAGTTATGAAATCAGTTTGAGCCATTATGTGAAGAATATGAAAGAACTTGAGAATCTCTGGAACATAAATTTTTACAACCAATTCAAAGAATACATCGACCATTTTCCTTTTATCACAATCGACCTATCCCACAATCATTTAACAGATGAATATTTATTTAATATTTTAAAAATACTGCAGGATGAACGTATGGATTTGTTGCGACAAAAATTGGTTAAAATAAATATTGAACAAAATCGTATTTCAAAATCTGGATTTCAAAAATTATTTGAATTTATCAATAATTGTCCAAATTTTAAGGAATTGGAAGCGAGTATTAATCTTCTTGGTCAAAGAAGTTATTATGAGTTAAAAGAGGCAGGAGATATACCGAAATGTATTCGTGACACATTCTTTTATTCAAATTATTGAATTGGATAACATATTCATTTATTTTTTAAATATAAATTTTTTGAGTTTATATTATTAAATATAAAAGTACAGGAAGAAATGCAATCCATTCTATCAAAACAAATCTACCAGAACTTTTTTCCTCATAACAAGATATTTTTTGTCTGGTTGACATACAAGTATTTTGTTGTGTATATAAAGTCCCTATAAAATTACCAAAACACATTGCCCCATCATATAAATTATATTCAATTAAAGTGCAATTACATGTCTTTATAAAATATGATCCAGTGCTGGAAAAAGAATAGCAATTAGTGTTACTAACATAATCTAAACGAGACAATTGGGTACAACTATCATCACTAAATTGTCTAACAGCAATACTATTCACTTGTGATAAAAATAATAAAAGTAAAATATATTTACACCCTTGAAGATTTAAAATGGAACAAAATGTGATTCTTCAAGGTTTATCCATTTCAGGAAAATGTAAATTTTGAGTATGTTGTATCGTCAAATACAACTGATGAGTTTTAATGTGTA